GCCGCCGGCGTCCGTCGCCGTGAAGTCCCATGGCGCCTCATAGTGCGCGTCGACGTGGCAGTACGCGCGGATCGTGTACGCCCGGGTCGAGACCGCGTTCCCGTCGAACTTCCGGGTGGCCGCAGCGCCGGAGGCCGTGACGGTGATCGCCGCCCCATCGGCTCCCGTCAGCTTGCCGATGGCCTCCAGGATCGGCACCTGGAGCTCCAGCACCCCCCGCCCTCGGCTGCTTCCGGTGCCGGCCGTACGTGGCCCTCCCAGGATGCCGGGCTGATCGTCCGGGCTGCCCTCGATGACCGTAGCCAGCGCGAGGTCAAACTCCTGTTCTTCCAGCCCGTTCGCGTCGTCCTTATCTGCCGTGCTGTTGCCGATCTGGAGTAGGGCGAACGGGACCCGCTCAGGGAACTGGTCCTCTTGCATCTCGCCCATGATGTAGCAGGAAGTCCCGATGACCACGTCCCCGGTGCCCGTCGACCAGACCGCCGTCTGGATCATGTGGCGCAGTTGCTTTGCCATCTGGCGGGCGTTCATACCTCGATCACCTTCCCCATAGACTCGCGCGCCATCTCGAGAGCCGCGCCGATGAGTTGAGCCTCGTGGGCCTCGCCTCCGTCCGTCTCGCGCGCCACCGAGGGATAGGCATCCTCTCCACCCCGCACGAGGGCTGCGATCTGGACCGCCCGCTCGGTGTCCAGTCTGGTCGCCGCACGGTACATAGCCTGGAGCGTCTCAACGTCCAGCGCCAGCACCTCGTCAAGCGTCAACCGGGCGCCGATTCGCAAAAGCGCGAACCACTCATCCGGGTGCATGTCCCGAGGCTTCCGCCGCTTGCGCCACGGCCACCTCACGGCGACACCGTCATATCGGAAAGGCGGCACTTCTGCCCGCCGTTGCCGCTTGCGTCCCGAATCCCAGCGAACACCGCTGGGAATCCGTACTCCTCTACCCACTCGTGCGGCACCCGCGCGCTCGCTTCGATCATGGGAATGGCGCGGTACAGGATGATAGCCTCCACATCGCGTGTGTTGTACGGGGCGAACAAGAGTTTGACCCCCGCCTGAGAACGCCACGAGCCCGCGCGGTTCGTACCCGGCCACGTAACAACCTTGTGTTGCGATGTCGTGCCGGTGGACGTGTTGGGGAACAACGCTCCCACCACGTCGTCATCCACACCACGCATGAACGCGCCGAGTCCGTAGACCTCGCCCGCCTGGTTGTATTCAACGGGCTCGAATCCGAACTCCTCGGCCGTCAGGGCGAAGTCCACCGCGTACCGTTGCCACGTAACCTGCCGAACGCTGCCGAGTTCGGTCCCCCCGTGCGGGAACGCAATCGAGAGGTCTGTCGGTGCCATCACGAGCCGCCCCGGGGCGCGGATTACAGTCGGGGGCGAGGACGCGCCCACCTACGAGCCCCTCCGCTTGATCTGCACGCCGATCATCTGTTCCACGTCCTTGATCGTCTGGTCCGTAAGGCCGATAAACGGGCGCGGGGGGTGCTCGAACCGCTCCTCTACGCCCACGTTATCCTCCTCGCCCATCCACCACAGCATGTCGTACCGCTCGCGGTTCGAGGTCTTGAGCCGACGGAGCCACGCCACAGCGGCCTGCTGCGCCTTCCTCGAGAGCGTCCACGAATCCGGACCGCCGAAGTTGAGCAGCGCCGCGTGGGGGAACTGAGCGGACAGGACGCCCACCTCTACGTATGCGTCCCCGTGCACCTTTTCCGCGATGGCCCGGCGCATAGATCCGGTGTCCACTAGCGCGGCGCGGTCTCGGAATCGGCGCTCGGGCGGTGTCTTGCCTTCTTCCAAGTCGCGGATGATCCCCGGGATGTTGGGATTCATCCGGGCGTCCCACTCCGACCCGCCGAACGCCTGCTCGTCGAACGAACGCTGACTCTCGGACACCATCGCAAGGCCGATTGACTTCAGCGTGTCGCGAGGCCTCTCAATAGCCATACGGACCCGACGCAGCGCAGCGCCCTCTTCGAAGCGGCGGAGGTCTTCGGCGCTGACACGAGCCACTCCACCCTCCTAGTCCACTTCGCTACGATCCGGGGCGCGAAGCGTGAAATCCTCGAACTGCGAATCGTCGAACTCCGGCCGGCGTGCGTCCTGCGTCTCGTGGGTGTACGTGCTCGTCGTCGTCGGGCGCACACGCCCGCGTCCACCAAACGTGTTGGCGGCCTGGGTTGCTATCTCAATCCATTGCGTCCATGCCTTGTTGGCGCTCTCGCTCTTGGGGTTCGCCCAAAGACGCAGGAGGGCTACCACGCCCATGACCGCTACCGCTACGTGCTTCTCCCCGTCTACGGGCAGCGTGTCATCATAGGCCACCTGCACGTACGTCGGGAACCAGACGGCCTCCACCTCGTCGCACGCCCTCGTGATCTGAGCGTCCACGTCAGCGGTTGCGCTCGGATCCCGCGGGTTCGTGATCTCCGCGAGGATCTGATCGTCGTACCGGTTGGTGACGTGGGTCTCCAGGCTCATGCCGGGTCCGCCCAGGTCTCAGCACCGCCGGTTGCATTCGGGAACGAGCCGAAACCCATCCACCAAAAGAACTTGGCGAGGCGGCCGTCAGAGCCAGCAAGTGCGTCCGTCCAGGTGAACACGTCGCGGCGAAGGAAGGGCGTCTCTCCAGACACGAGCCAATGGTACGTTCCGTCCCAGAGGTCCATCTGGTCGAACACCACACCGTCCACGTAGAGGTTCCCGACCGCTAGGGTTGCGACCTCAATCTCGATGTCGGGCGCGTCTTCCTTCCAGTTTAGGTAATACGCGGTCTTGTCCAGCGTCAACCGAAGCCGGTGCCAGTCGGTGTCACCGACGGTAGAGAGGTCCACGTTTGTCGACGTCCCACCGCACTTGATCGTCAGCGTTCCCGTGACACCAGCCGCGGACTTCTTGTATGGCACGTCGAGCATGTAGGGGCGCGTCGGGTCAATGTCAATGCTCGCCTCGGTCAACGGCTGCGTGAGCTCCGCGTCCCCGGTGAACTTGACGGAGTAGTCCTGGGACGAGTTGGGCGCCGCCTGGAAGTAGACTGACGTTTCCTGCGTTACGTTCGTCGTCGTTCCTACGATCGTCCACCGCGGGACCTTCGCGCTTGACTCCGTCGTGCTGAATGTCTGATCGAAACTGGAGTTGCCCAGAAGGCTGCCGCCGGCGCCGGTCCCAGCGTGGTGGCATGTAAACCGGTCCTTGAACCCAGAGCCCGCATACCCGATGAGACCCTTGGTGCGCTCGATGCCGCGGAACTCGAACACTTCGGCGCCGGGCTCGGTGCCCGTCGACTGGTCCTCGACACACTCCGCCGTGTGGAGTTCGAGGTGGACCGCGTCAAGGGTGTAGTCCTCCTGGTCTACCGTGCAGCGGACGAGATTCCCGTCCCCCTGGTTAGAAACACCTGCCGAAGGCGTGGCGAACGTCACATCCCTCCGGTTGATCGTGACCGGCGTTCCCTGCTCGTGCATCCACCGCTTGATGCGCTCTAGCAGGTCGAGACCTACCTCGCCCTCTGGGGCGCTGATGTATTTCCCGTAGTCACGCCAGCACGCCGAAACGGCCTCCGCGAATAGGTCCGGGTCAACGCCAGCGGACCATGCCGCGCGCACGCGTTCGAGCACAGAGGTCACGCCCGAAGGGATGTAGTCGCCCTCTAGGGCCTGCTCGATAGTGTCGAACTGTCCGACGTCCCCGTCGCAGTCCTCGATGTGATCCCACCAGAGCTTGCACAGGTTCGTGATTGTCGTCTGGATCTCGGTATTCGTGGGGTCGGCCATGGGTTAGGCCTTCCGCTTCTTCGTGGCCTTCTTCTTCGCGGCCTTCTTCTTCTGCTTGGGCTTGGGCTCGGCGTCGGCGTCTACCTCAATGTGAACGGTCGGAGCCTCGGACACAGTCACCGTATCGGGCTCAGAGGGCTCGGGCGGCGGAGGGGAGGCCTTCACGTTTGCCCGCAACTGCTCCACCACCTCGCCCAACTCACCGACCAGGAGAAAGTCACGAAGCGGACGCGCGCTGTCGGCGCACTCGGGAGGAACGAGGTCGCGCGTCCCGTGGTACGCCTTGCTGCCACGACGCCACACCCACGTACCGCACGACTCCACCGCATCTCGGACAATCACAGCGGGCGCGTTCACCAAGCGGGCTTGGCCGAGGTAGAACTCAACACCACCGACCGTGGCAACGTTGCGCCCAGCGCCGTCCAGAAGACCCGTCGCGATCATGTGATCCTCCTACCCCAGCGGCTTGACCTGGATGTCATCCTCGGCGGCCTTCTCTTCCTCTGGATCCGTTGCCGGCTCGATGTAGAGGAACCGCTCAAGCGGAAGGTCGCCCTTCAGCTTGCGGCGACCGCCGCGGGAGTCCGACTTGATGATCGTGCACGAACCCGACTTGAGCGAGCGTACGCGAACGATCTTCTTACCGACCGCCGCGCGCATGTTCTCGAGGTCCACCTCGTCCAGCCATATGCGCTGCCCGCGCCGGCGCTGGTTGTACTCGATCGTCGACGGCGTCACCACGGGGTTCTCGTCGTACGCGAACTCGGGGAACGTCTGCCCCCCAAACGTAATGGCACTCCGGGGCAACTCGCGCCCCGGAGGAGCCTTCGCGCCGAGGACGTACCATCCCGGCTTGTCGGGAATGCCCGAGGGCCCTTCCGGCTTGGGTTGAGTGGTGCCCGCCGTCTTGGGAGCGGCGGGGCTGCGTGCTCCCTGAGTCATCGTAGCCTCCTGGCTACCTGCCCGCCTGGGCCGGTGTGTGTCTTTGGGTCCTTCGCCTGCTAGGCGTTGTTGATCTTGATGCTCTGGTACATCGGGCCGAACCCGTGGGACCAGCGAGCGTCCCAACCGACGGCCTCGACCTTCGAGTCGCGGGCGATGTCGCTGTTCGACCGATCCCAGATGTCGTTCTGAAGCGGCTGCTGCACGCCCTGGTAGATCGGCTTGACCGGCGATCCGTTGAGGAACATGTACCAGTCCACCGTGTCGCTGAGGTACGGGTTGACGATCGGCGTAACCGGGATCTGGAAATCCTGCGTGATGTTCGTGGTCGCGGCGGCGCCCACCGATCCGTCTGCGCCCATGACCGTGGACACAGGCCGGTTCCACTTGAAGGCTTCGGCCATGGCCTGCATGAGCGCCACGGGGTACATGATCGTGATGCCCTGCGAGAGAAGGCCCGGGTCCCACAACGGGAATCCCTCGGTGTTCTGGAACAGCATGAACTGCTCGACGCCGGCGAAGTAGTCGTCTCGGATCGACTCGCCAGCCGCACCCGATCCCGTAAGCAGGTTCCCACCGGTCGCGCCGAAACGAGCCGACCCGCCCGCCGTCGTCGCGAACGGTGCCGCACCGTCCGGGGCCGTCGGAATGCTGGGCAGAAGCTCGTGATCCGTAGCGCTCTCGACCATCTGCGACAGGAACCGGATGGGCATCGCGCCCGTCGTGTTGCCGGCGCTCGTGGCCTTCTGCTTGACGCCCATGCGCCCCTGGTGGTCCTGATCGTCGTTCCGGTGGAACTCGACCTTCACCTGATAGTCGTAGGTGTCGGTCGTCCAAGACACGGCCCGGAACGCCTTGGATTCGCGGTTGTCTCCGCGCATCCAGATCCGCATCTGGGGCGTCGACTCGAGGTAGGTGTACCTCTCGGTCGGTCGTTCGGTCGGCCACTCAGCCCAGATCGCGGAGACGAGCTCCTGCATGACCACGGACGACTGATCGTACGCGGCGTCGAACTGGTCGAGCACGAACTGAGTCGTGGGGTTCGAAAACTGCGACATGGTGTCTACTCCTGTGCGTGCTCTTGGTTCTGCCTAGTCGGGGATGTACTTCACGAGGACATCGAACGAACCCTCGATGAAGGTCGTGGTGCTCGACGCTTCGAGGCTGATCGTGTCGCTTGCGGTGAAGTGGTTGGCCGCGGTGATCGCCGCCCCGGCCTGCACCTCACCGAGCGAGTACGTTCCGGCGAGCGCCACCGTTCCGCCCGTGACGTTCGTGGTGCCGATCTCGAGGTTGAGCGTGCTCGCCTTGGCGCCGGTGGTCACGGCGGCCGTGCACACCGCGTCGATGTCGACGATCCTGCCCGCGAATCCCGGCGTCCAGGTCGTCACGAGGTCACCGTCCGCGAGCGTTGCGGCCAGGAACGAGAAGGTGAAGTAGCCGGCAGCGGCGATGCGCGCCTGGTACTCGGCCGGCGTGAAGAGCCGGACGTCGCAGGTCGTCGAACTGTACCAGCGCGTGATCTGCCCGACGGCGCCCGCGAGGACGGTGGGCGTCAGGCTCAGGCTTGCGTTGGCGTCGTCGTCGGAAGCCCAGACAAGACTTCCGGTGTCCGTCACCGCCGAAGCGCCGACCACCGCGACCTTCTTCAGGATCACGCCGCGCTCGTCTACGCGCACCATGTCGGTGATCGCACCGGTGCTCGAGACCTGACCGGTGGAGATGCCGAGGAACTGATACTCGGCCACGTCGGACCAGAGGATCGCGAGGCCCGTACTGGGCTTCATCGCGATAAGCGAGCCCTTGTAGTAGGTGTCCGTCGTCGCCTTGTAGGCGTTGATCCCGGGGGCGCTATCTTCGTAGTTGAAATCCGTCGAGCGAGTCGTCATCGTGTGCTCCTACGCCTTCGCCTTGGCCGCGCGAGCAGCCGACTTCAGGTCCCGCCGGATCGCCCCCTTGAGGTCGATTCCCGACATGTCCCACCCGCTCGACGCCATGGCCTTCAGCCTGCGCGCCGTCTTGAGCGCGACCTCGCGCTCGGCCGGGTCCGTGTACTCCAACACCTCGTCGGGTACGTCCTCGAGGTGCTCCGCGGGCGCGTTCAGGTCCCCGCCGATGCCGGGCGACCTGGGCGCACTCGCCTTGATCGTCTCGACGTAGAGCCGCAGGCCCTTGAGCCCGTGCTCTTTCGCCTTCGCGCGGAGGGTCGCGCGGTCCCGCAGCGACGGATGGTAGCCGGCGAGGCTGTTGGCGGCCTCGTCCACGGCATCGCGGAGGTTCATCTCGTCCTGCACGGACTGCGCCTTCGCGGCAGCCGCGGCGGCCTTTGCCTCGGCCTTGATGATGCGGTCTGCCGTGCCGCGCGCCATCATCTCCTCGGGCTCGTCCTGCTCCGCAAGAGGCACGTCCTCAATCGAGGGCGTCTCATCCTCGACCGACTCGGCTTCCGGCGCGGCGCCGGCTTCCAGACTGGCGGCAAACTCTGTGATGGCGGCGACCACCTCGGGGATCTCCTCGGCGGTCAGGTCGACGGACTTCAGGGCTTCCAGGGCGGCCTTCCAGCCGGAGCCCTTGGAATCGTTCCCGTTGCCACCGTCTCCGCTGTCGCCCCCTTCGCCCTTAGCCACAGGGGTCCCCTCGTCTTCCTTGTCGTACTTCTTGTCGTCGTCCATCGGGGTCTCCTTGGCGGCGAAAATGGCGAGGGCTCTATCACCCGACGCGCACGCTACCGCGGCCAACTCGCCCTGCGGAGCGTGGGCCGTCTCAGGTGAGACGATTTCGCGCCCAATGGTGAGGATAGGCAGCGCGTAGTGCGCTGGACGAGTCGGCATCAGCGCCAGCCCGTCAATCCATCCGCTTTCCGCCACCAGGCTCTCAATAGAGCGCCCCGGCAGGCGGCCCGTCTTGACGTACTCCTGGTACACGTCATCGGGCACGGACACCAGGTCGATGTAGAGGGCCGGGACGGCCTTTCCTTTGACCACGAGCTCTCCAACTCGCCGGGGACGGATGTACCCGGCGTCGGGCTGGCTGCCCGAGTTGTCGTCTTCGTGGTGGTCGAGGAATGCCCGCCCCAGCCGCCCTTCGCTTTCGGCGCTAGCGTGGACCTTCAAGACGTGGTTGAACCAATCCTCCCCCGTCTTGAACTCGTCCACCTTCTCGCCCGCGCTGTTGTATCTCGGGATGCTTCCGTCGTGGATGACGGGAACGTCCAGCACATCCCACGTCCCGTCAGCGTTGCGGATGGCCGTGCTATTGGTGCCAGGGATTCCCATCGTTACTTCTCCTCAGCCTTCTGGCGCAGGAACTCCAGCGTAGCCTCGATGCGGCCAAGCCGCGTGTTGATCCCGCCGAGCCCCGTCTCCAGCACGTTGACCCGCGTCTCGACGGCCGCGATGCGCGGTCGGCCCTCCAGCACGTACATGCCGCGCTTTTGCGAGATGTCGGTAAATGCGCGCTCCACCTCCAATCGAACGTCGTCCGGCGTGGTGTGGAAAGCGTACGCCGTCGCGATGTTGCTGATGATGAAAGCGGCGAGGACTCCCGCAGTCCAGCGCCAGAGGGTCGTCTTGCTAAACTGGACCGTCACCGCGACCTCCCGAGCGGAATCTTTGCGCCCGCGTACACGCGCCCGATCTCCTGCGGGAACCCGCGGCTGCTGGGCTCCTCGACGCGGAGTATCGGCCGGTACTGGACCTCGACCTCGGCGCCGGTCTGCCACTCGTACCCGGCGCCTACCATCGGCTCCAGGTTGTGGCGGGCGGGGCTGCCGACGCCGCAGCGGGCATAGGGCTGGCCCGGTCCCCGGAACGCAGAGCACCCGCAGATCAGCAGCGCGCAGAGCCCGCCCATGACGAGCGCCACGAGTTGGAGCAGGAGTGTCATGATGCCGGTCGTGCGGTCGGTCATGAGCCACTCCAGTCCTCGACCCAGCGCCACGGCTGCCCCTCGGCCCAGAGCCGCTCGACGGCCTCGACGGCGTAGGGGTAGAGGTCCGACTGGTTCACGCGAATCGGCATGTCCTCGACGCGCCGCCCCTCGTCGCGGTACTGGCGCAGGCCGGCCTCGATGCGGTCGGTCCACGCCTCGCCGCAGTCCGCAGGCCCGGACGGCAGGAGCATTACGTGCATGTCCTGGGGATGGTCCCAGAGGTAGAGGTCGGGCGCCATCTCGTCGCAGTCGGTGTAGACCGAGTGCTTGATGACGATCAGTTCCTTGCCCTCGTTCCAGAACGGGTCACCGATACCAGCGAAGCCGCACCCGAGCGCGAGCAGGAGCAGGGCGGCGACGAGGTAGCGCATGTCACTCCTCCTTCGGGTCGTCCTCGGGCGGGTCCGCGATGACGAGGTGCCCGTCCTCGATCTTCTGCACCTGCGTGGTGACCGGGAGCCCGTGCTCGCTCAGGACCATGCCCACCTTCGCGCGGAGCACCTCCTGCGCCTGTTGCACGTTCTGCTGCGCCATGCCCAGCACGTCGAGTTGCGATCCGGTCAGCTTGACCTTGCTCACGCTTCACCTCGTCTCTTGATGCCTCGGTAGTCGGCCCAGTCTCGGAGCCACGCCTTCGACTCCGCGTTCAGGCTCGACCAGTTGTCCCGGATGTAGTCAAGGGCACCGACCAGCTTGACGATCGCCGCCTTCGACTCGGTTTCCTCCCACGCCTGCCGCATGATCTGCTTGGCCTGCGTGGGGGCAGGTCGCTGCTCGTTCAGGAAGTCCGCCTTGATGCGTTCCCGCAGTTGCGGGACCGTCATGCGGGCGAGAGCCTTCGTATGGCGTGTGAACCGCCACGGGGCCAGTTCGGGCTCACTCGCCCACGCCTGCGCCTCCTCGACGGTGCACTCGGCCGCGAAGACGACCGGCGGCCCGTCCCGGAGCCACGCCTCGGCCTGTTCGGGGGTGATGGCGCCCATCAGGAACTCGCCAGCAGGCCGTGCGTTTCCAGCGCGGCGAGCAGGTCGTTGAGTCGAGCGATCACCGAGGCAGCGTCGGTCGCGTCCGCGATGTGGGGCTGTTGCGAGTCCACGACCTTCGTGCCGTTGATGCGCAACTCAGCCGACGCGCCCGCGAGGTCGAGATAGCTGAAGTCGGTCTGCGCGAGGTTTGTCATCCTGATCGCTCCGTCAGCGGGAGACGACATACGTGACCGACTCGACCAGTACAGGTAATGATCCGACCCAGCGCGGACATAGGAACTGGCCGCAATCGGCCCAAGCGAGGCGATTGCGCCAGCGGTCGTCAGCACGCCCGCATTCGAGACCGAAAACTTCGACGTGCCCCCCACCTGGAAGTCCGCGAGGTAGACCGAGTCCCACCCCGTCGTGTCCGTTTCGGTGATGTTGACCTTCAGGGCGCGGAACACGTCGCTGCCGCCCGCCGCGCCGCTGTCGTTCAGCGTGGCCGCGATGTCGAGCGTCCGGTCGTCGGTGCCGCCCGATGCGTACGTGTCGCCCAGGTACAGACGCCGCGGCCGGTTCGCGCCGCTCGCGCCGATGTCGTAGGTGGCGTCGGTTTGGGCTAGGAGGTGACCAGCAGCAGCGTCCAGTTTGAAGCGAATCACACCGCCCGTGCCGAACTCCAGAACCCTAGCGGACCCACCCCCAGCTTGATTCGTGTAGATTTGATATGACTGGCCGCTGACGCGGATGGTCAGTCGCTCGTAGTTGCTTGCCGTTGTTGTGACGTCTTGTTTGTAGAGGTGGAACGTACCAAGCGACCCCGCCGGGATCGTCGTCGCGCCCGCGTCCCCGATGACGAGGCCGGACGAGAAGTAGCCGTAGCGCGGCTGCTCAGCGACCGTGGCAGAGCCGATGTCCGAGGTGCCACCAGAGAACAACAGGTCCGCGCTCGTCGTCACGCTGCCAGAGAAGACCACCGCGCCGGAAAAGGTCCAGTCGCCCGTGATCGTCTGGTCGGTGGCGGGGTCAAACGACGCCGCGCCCTGGGGAGGAAAAAGGGCCATGACTTACTCGTCCCACACTTCTTCGACGAGGAGAGACGTGATAACGGTTGTGCCCCCCTCGACTTGGAAGTTGTACGTACGGGAACTAGACGCGGGTAGGTCGAAGGCGTACACGCACCCGGCGGCAATGTTCGAACCGCCGTTGAACTTGTACTCGCTTCCGGCGTCGTCCACGGCCTTGAACACGTCCGCCGTGTCCAGGACCACGGTCAAGCGAACCTTCGCCCCGTTCCGCGCGCTGTTCAGCGACACGTCAGCCGCGAGAATGTCGGTGTCAGCACCCGGGGCGGCTACTCCCGCGGTCTGATCGGACAGGACCAGGAAAGACATAGGCGGTCTCCGATAGAGCGTCCATCGGAGACTACCGACCCAAACCCTCCCGACGCTCACCCGTATGTCTCACTTGAGACAAGTCATACCGCGTGACCACCGTACGTATCCGGTCTACGTATACGGGGATCGAAGGACGGCACGCCCCTCGCGCCCACTTATCAACGCTCGCCCGCGAGCACCCGATAAGCATCCGCAGCGAGTCCAGCCCTACCTCCGCCCGCAGCTTCGCAAACCGCGGCTGGAGTTGGTCCCAGTCTGTAGCCTTCATTTCCTCCCTCCGAAACCAGGAGCGGGGCCTACACCTCCCCTGAACGGCGGCACCACGCGCGCCACGTTCCCCGTGCTGTCCATCCGGCCCATGCGCTTGAGCTCTGCCCACGTCACGAATACGAGGCTAGAGCGACACCGATGGTGCAGCGGCGGCGTCCGAGAATCCCAGATCGGGTCCCCGGGCACCGCCAGCGTGCCGTGCGCCTGCCGGCATACCGGCGTGGTGTCACCGTCGCCGGCACGGCCACCGACCGCGTGGAACTGCAACGCGCCGATGACTCGCTGCACGGCCGGGTCCTTCATTTGCTCCTGAATCCCGGCGTGATACGCGGTCGAGGTGTTGTTTCGGAATACCGTCTCCGCGTAGGCCCGCGTCCAAGCGTCCCCGTGCTCGCCGGCCGCCTGGATGATTTCGTCCAGCGCCCGGGACTGCGGCATCCCCTTGTCTAGAGCTTTCCGCACTACGCGCTGCACGCGGTCCACCACTACGTCTTGCGTGGTCCTGGCTAACGTGAACCCCTGCTCCGAGTAGAGCCCGCCGATCCACTCCTGCACGGCCTGCGGGCCAAGGTCGCGGACGTTCGGCGGGACCACCGTCGGATACCGTCTCGTGATGTCGTCGACGGCTTTCTGAAACTTCACGTTCGGTATGGGCCTGGATCGGCCCGGTTGGAAAGGCCCGGCACCCCCACCCCCCGGTGGTGACGGCGGCGTTGGAGGCAAGGACGGCGGAGGGCCGGGCGAGAAGGGCGGGGCGCCTGGTTCCCTGGGCAATCGGCTCGCCGCGAGAAACACCCGACGGCGCCCCATGAGATCGGACAGGCCGAGGAGTTCCGATAGCCGAGTCCCCAGAACCTCGGCCGCCTCGGTCTGCACCAATATCGACCCGCGTGCGTGCGCGAGCACCATGTCCCAGATCGCGTCCGTGATGACAACGCCCTGCGAGGCCATCAGGCCCGCGAGCTCGCGCCACGGCTGGACAACCTCGGCCATTAGGGAGTCCCCGTCATACGGGGCCCGACCCCGACAGAGTGGGAGGCCGCGCGGATCAGGCGCGAGGCCACGAGCAAACGGCGCGCGACCTCGTACTCACGCAGGATAAGCGCCTTGCGTCGGATCTCGGCGGCCCGTTCCGACAGTTGGCGTATGTCCCGCATGAGTAGATCCTCGACGGTCATTCCTTGCTGAGCGCCCTCAAGGCACCGGCGCCGGCCACCTGGACGCCACCATTGCGACTAGGCACGGCTTCATCTCTCGCTTGCTTGATTCGTCCGAGCACCGCGGCCTGCGCGGACACGAGTATGTGGAGCGTGACGAGCGGGTCCCCGGGAGCCTCGATTGAGACCGAGCCGGTGTCGCGGTCGAGGGAGATCAGGACATTGACGCGGGCGGGGTGGGTGTTCATCCTAGAACTTCCGCTTGTTCTGCTTGAACCCATCGGGGCCCAACTCCGTGGTACCGGCGTCGTCCCGAGACGGGCCCTCCCTCTCCGTCCAAAGGAGTCTTACCGCCTTCCGCGGACTCCAGTCAGACGCTAGGTTAGGATCGTCTACGAGCGCCTCCATGATTGCGCTGATGGCGCCCCCGCGCTCCCCGTCGGGTACAGATTCGAGGGCATCGTCCAAGGCGGACACGTACTCCGCCGGCAGGCTTCGCATGGTCTCCATGACGGACTTCCGCCCACCCCCCGCGTCCTCCCCGCCCCCCGAGTCGGAGGGGGAGGATTGGTCAACGATCTCCTCGACACCGACGACCTTGGCACCGGAACGGAACCCGCTGTCAGACTGCGCGAGGACGTCCTCCATCGTCTCGATGGCCTCCGCCTCCGTGTCCGCGAACCGGCCCTCGAACGTGTAGTCCTTCCGACCGTCCTTGACGTGTACGGTCCACGCCTTAGTTCCGTTTCGCTTGGCCGACTCGAGAGCCGCTGCGGCCTTCTCGCTCAGACCCGGGGATCCACCGGAGGACCCCTCCTCCTTCCCGGCCCCCTCCTTCGTCGCGAACTTGCCCTTGTCGCGCTTCACCTTCGACTCATCGAAAGCCGCACGAAGCCGAGCCGCCGCCTTGAGCGACACCGTGCCCGTCTCCAGGTACGCCTGGAGCACGGCCTCGCCTTCCTTGCCGGCCTTGCCGTACCCGTCCGGGTCCACGGCCGCCCAGCCGCGAGCCTGACGCGCCATGATCACCGCTCGGTCTACGTCTCGTCTGCGCATCGCTTTTTCCTTCCGACGTGCTCCGTCGTCACGGGGCCGACTGCCGAAGCCTCAGCCTCGGGCGCAGCGGCCCAGTCCGGGTGCGCCTCCACGTACTCAGACGCGAGCTCGAAAGCTTCCTCGAGGCCCAGCCCCTCGTCGTCGACGATCGTCGCAAGGAGAGCCGCTCGGGCCTCCTCGGCGTCCAGCCAGAGGGCCACGCGGGCGACGATCTCGGGATCCGGGTCCGGCATGGTGGTCATTGTACGGGCTCCCGCCCCTTGAGCCACGTTCGCAACTCCTCGACGGAATCCATGAGAGGCGCAGGGACCATCTCTCCACGCCCCGTGTTCGCTAGGGTCCACGCCTCCGCGAATGCTTCGTGAATATCCATCGAGGCGAAGTGTGACATCGTCGCGGCCACCTTCTTCCCGGCGCGGGTCATCTTCCCCTGGTTGATGCTTACGAAGTTCGCTTTGTTGTTGATCCCGGCCCTGTCCGCGTACCAGAACCGCTTTTTCGCGTGGGTCTTCCCGTACTCGTTCGCCGCGTGGTGCCCTAGTTCGTGGATGAGTAGTTCCCGGCTGTCGCGGAATGCCGTGGCGAGTCCAGACTTCCCGGCCTCCTCGTACGCCTTCTGATTGTCCGCTATCGCCTCGTCGACTTTGGCGGAATCCGTAGCGAGGGGACTGATCGTCAGGAACCCATCCGCGTCCACCTCCATCATCGCACCGTCCCGAGGCTCTCCGATTCGGACCCCGGCTAGATCCGGTACACCCAGGGACGCCCTGACGTCGTCGACCATCGAGCGCGTCGTGGTGGGCTTGTCGGTGTCTACTTCAGCCCCCGCCCCCTCCTGCGTAGCAAACTGCCCCTTGTCCCTCTTGACCTTCGACTCGTCAAAGGCAGCGGTCAGCGTGGCGCCTTCGCTGCGGCTCGCCCTCCACTCGCGGAAGTTCTCGATCCCCCGCTGCGCCGCCTTGTACGGCGCCCGCCCGCCCGTGCCGATCGTCGCCAGCGCCG